ACCAACAATGACCTGCACATAATTGCCCGTGAAATAGGTGTACCCATAGTTACCTGTTCCTCCTGCTCGGGAAGGATTATCGCCAGCACCACTAGCACCACCATTGGTGAGCCAGTTTGCTACTCCTCCACCACCAGCAGAATAAGTGGTATCCCCAATAACCAGTGTTGTCGCACCTCCTGCCGTCCCGTTTCCTGCTCCACCACCACCATCTCCACCAGCACCACCAGCACCGATGGTTCCTGTCACGTTTTGAGTTCCACTAGCCGATGATGCTTTAGAGGCGGCAATTCTGTAGCCACCACCACCACCTCCAGAGTAGTTAGCACCCCCACCACCACCGTAAATCAGCATTTCGTAAATGGTCGGAGCGATAGCCGAACCACCTGTTGGTGTTACTGAAGGAATAGAAACTGAGTATGAACCTGCAGTTGTTTGGATAAAGGTCTTGAGCGTCCACGTTGTGAAGTTGCCGTTGCTGTTCTGAACAACAACTGAACCTTTAGCGTTTGTTGCTGTGACTCGGACAATGTAGGCAGTCGCTACAGCCAAACCAGTCACATTGGCGTACATCGCTGTTGAACCATAAGTGGGAGAACCAGTCATGGAAACGGCTGTAGACCACGTTGAGCCACCGTTAGAACTGTACTGAGTCGTAACGGTCGTGCTTAAACCTTGCCCATTGACGGTTGCGTTAAGGGTCGCGAGGTTTTGATTGAAGTTAGTTGTCGCCCCCAACGTCACAGTTGGAATGGGGTAAGCGCTGGATGCAACTACACCAAGCATCAGGCGCTCAAATCACCAAGAGCAACCCATGTGTCAGTCGCCCTTTTGATAAGCGAAGCAGGAGACCATTGAGCACGAAGTTTCAGCCCAATCGCGGTATTGATTGTGACACCAGCACCGGCTGTGAGGGTTGTTTGACCAGCGCCAGTCTGAAGGACATCAATGACGGTTCCCACAGGGAAAGCAACGCTTGAGTTAGGAGGAACAGTCAGCGTGTTCGCAGACGCATTCCCGACTTCTACAAGTTTGCCAGCGTCGGCAAGAACAAGGGTGTACGAAGCAATCTGCGCATTCGTTGTTATGGGACGTTTGGCGACCTTATAGTCAAGGCTCGCCGTGTCTGTTGAACTCGTGATGCCAACCTTCGCCTGCAACGCTTCAACAGCATCATTGATGTCGGAATGTTGAACAGCGTGGTCTGGCGATGCCAGAGTGTCGGTTGAGACAGGATTGCTTAGAGCGTCTAAAGAGGTGGGAAAGTTTGTCGCCATCGCGACGTCCTCCTTAGTCCAGTGTCAAAGTGAGAGATGTAATCTCAAACGTGTCACCAGCAGTAACAGCGGCGGATGCTGACAAAGCGCCAGTCCACAAGCAGTTACCAGAAGTAGACGCGTCCCACATTGACCAGTGCGTGTAGGTTTCCGTAGCGGCAACGTTTGTCCATGACAAAGTAGCGCTGGAAGCCTTAGAACCAGCAGAAGCCGAACTCCAAGAGACAGCCTTACGGCTTGATTCAGTAGCAGGAGAGGCTGTGCCATCTTCACCAGCGTCACCGAGATGCAATTTCACGTAGCAAGTTGTGACAGCGAACGATGTGTTGCCGAGGGTGTCAAGCAGTTTCAATTCTGCGTAGTTAGAGATACTCATTTGTCATCCTCCCCGACGACTGGTGTGTCCTCAACGGACACGGACTTTGTTGTTTTTGCCTTTGACGCTGGTTTATCAGCAGGCTTTGACAAAGGCTTTTGAGCATCGGCATAAGCCTTTGCCTCTTCAGCGCTGACTTCACCGAGATAGCGACCCGACTCAAGCATCTTCACGTTTCTAAATGAGGAAACGTCAAGGATGGTGCCTGACTCTAGGTACTCTCCACGCCCTTTAGGGATTCGCTTAGTAACTTTGCGCAACATGATGTTTTCCTTCTGCTCTGAGATTGGTGTCCGCCCATACTAGACGAACGGACACCCAACTCTAGAGGTTATTAGGCGACTACGCCGTTCCAGAAGTAACCGAGGTCGGTCGCGATGACTTTCATGTCAAACGCAACTTCAGCCTCAATACGGTCAGCGCGAAGGCTGTCCATACGAAGTCGGCTGGAACCAATGGTTGCACCAAGTCCTGCAGAAACGCCTGTCCATGACATGACGTAACCAGCAGATGGTTGGAGCAAGCCCGGCGATGGAGCCGAGTAGCAGAGGAGGGCGTGCTTGCCGTGTGTGAAAGCGTAAGCGCCTGTGCCACCTTCGTTGTTCGTTGCCTTGACAGCCTTAGCCACAAGAACACGGTCAACGTCAAACAAACGAGCCATCATGTCTGATGTGATTGTGTTGCTGGATGTGTACTTGAGACGGTCAACAAGGTCTGGGTGGTTCTTGAGAACACGGAACACGTCGTAACCAAGTACGAGTGTGTTTGGTTCAAAACCTGTGGTTCCAAGAATTGCCGCCTTAGCGGTTTCAATGTCGTCCATTGGGTCGCTGTTGGTGTAATCGCTCCACTCATCGTTACCCGATGGTGAGACTTCGTTAGCCCAAACGCTCGCTGAGAAGAAGTTGTTAACGAACTCGGTCTCCATCTTGAGCATCAAACGGCTTGTTACGAACTCTGCGGCTTCGCGGTCAACGTTGATTGGTGCGTCTGCGTTTGCGCGAGTCTGGTCACCGATGTCCTTGTGGAAGGCGTAAACGTCTGCCTGATAGGTGCCAGTGGAGATGTTGTAACCGCCACCTGCTGATTCGGTACCGTCCGCGCGACGCTGTGCTTCGTCACGGAACCAGTCGTTCTTGGTGTATGTGAAATACTTGTCCGACTGCTTCTCAACAGGAACAATCGGGAATACGCGAGAGGCAATAAAGTTTTCCTGCCTCTGCATATACGCGACCGAAATGTTGGTCAGAATGGCGTCTACATGGACTTGGTTGCTAGTTGGCTGAGGCATTGTTCTCTTCCTTTTCCTTTAGATTCTTACTTACGCCGCGCGGTGAGGGTTGGAGCAGTTAATGAGGGCAGTGAGGATTTCTAAGTCCGCACCAGCGGCGAGGATTACAGTTCCAACAACGTATTCGGTTGTGTCTGTCCCCGGAACTTTTGCGTCAGCCTTGCCAGTTGACGCTGTGCCGATAAGGACACCTTCGTCAATGGAAGCACCAGCGACAACCTTTGAGCCACCAACAACTGTGATGACTGCTTCTTCACCAGAAGCAGGGTCGTTTTGAAGTACGCCGATTGGCTTGTCAGTTGCACCTGAGCAAAGCACTGCAAGTCCTGACGAGTTGATTTTCACGAAGTAATACTGCTTCGCGGAGAGGTCTTCACCTGCTACGAGAGTGATTTTGACGGCTGAGTTGGCGATTTCGTATGCCATGATGGTTTGTTTCCTTCCTTAACGGCGCTTCTCGGCGACGTATTCGTGGTAGAGGTTTGGGTCGGCTGAGATGAGGTCAACAACAGCCTGTTCAACTGTTGATGCCTTTCCATCAGCGACAAGCGACTTAGCCATTGCTTGAACTTTGCCGTAAGCATCGCCCGTGTCTGGTCGTCCTGCTGTGCCGATTTCAGCGAAGATGTTTGCTGATTCGGCTTGTGCGTTAGCGGCATCAAGTGCCTTAGCGATTGTTTCTGCGAGTGGCGCGTCAACGTCTGAGAGGCGACGCATTGCTTTGCCGACTTCAGTGGCGTCTACAGGGAGCAAGCCCCATGCTGACTGTGCCTTAGCAACGAACTCTGCGTCACGGCGCTCTTCGCGTTCTTTGCGAAGTTCGGCGCGAGCGTCGTCTGCTTCAACCTTTGCCTTGTTGAGCATTTCGCGAACAGCCTCGGGGACTGATTTCATCATGTCCTCTTCGTCTTCGTCTTCTGCTTCAACTTCAACTTCGGCGAGGAAGGCAGGCTTTTTCTTTGCCTTTTCAACTTCCAGAGCCTCTTCAAGTTCTGCGATGCGCTCTTGCGCTTTTACCAACGACTCGGTGATTACATCAGCCTCGGTCGTCTCAATTGCTTCGGTCTCTTCTGACACTTCTGCTCCTTCAGTGGTTTCTGGGTTTTGGTTTTTCATAACAACCCACCCTTCGTTTAGATGAGCAGGGTGGTCTACGCCTGAAGTCTCTACGACTTTAAGTTTGACCATCTTGCGAGCACCCATTTGCTAAGAGTGTAGTGACGCACTAGTACGTCTACACAACTTGAGTGCGGTTTAGAGTCTGTTGTTGCTAATCAGGTCAGACGCGGACGCGCCTAAGTCCATCGCAACAGACGACCATGCGCTTGCCAGCGACATTGATATCGCGGCTTCTGTTTGGAACTTGCGAGAGTCACGGTCAAGAGCCTGCGCCATCTTCTCGGCTTTTGGATTGTTGGGTTGCGCACGACGGACTGCAGTTGCGCGTTCAGCGTAGGCATTGCTGTCTCTCATGGACACAGCGAAATCTTGGTCGTGTTTGTGCGAGCGACCAATTGCATCGCTTTTGGTTGCTTTACCCATCATCGCTTGTTCTTGCGCAATGGAACCAGCGTCGTGGTACATCGCACCGTCTTTAGCGTTGGAGAGTATTTTTGCTGATTGTGCAACTCCAGCGTCGCCTGCTTTTGAGCCAGATGGCTCAGTGCCAGCCTGATGAGCCTCTCCAAAGCGTTCTTTGTAGGCTTGCCGAGCGCCAGCACGACGCTCTTCAAGCATTCCGACGACTTCTTTGTCGCCATTAGACCTCGCAAACGCGAGTTGTGACGTAATGGACTCAATCTCCTGATGGGCTGATGCTTTATTCTTAGCCGTTCTCACATCGCTAGAACCACGGTCTGACTGGCTCTTCTGACCTCCGCCACCTTTGCCACCATGCGAGGCTTGATTGGCGTGACCGGGGTGTTTGGCAACCAACGTACGAGCCTTTGCTACGGCACGCTCAACCTCAACACGGGCGTGTCCACGACATTCGCGAACTCCACCAGCCTTCTCAACGTCGGACACCACAAGCGCCCATTCGTCTTCGCGCAGGTCAGTCACCAAAGCCAACCCGTCCATCAATGCCTTATCAGCGTCTTTCATTTTGGCTCCTATTCAAACGTTCCACCGACGCCAGTCCACGCTTCACGATGGAGACTCAACAAATTGTCAACTTCGGCGACGTGCTTATCAATTGCGCGAACTGCGATATTGCGCACTGCAGGACTTAGTTGTCTTACGGCGTCGCTACGCGTTTCTCTTAACTGGCGACGAACACTAATGATTTGGTCGTGCTGTTTTTGAGGTTTTCCAGATGACAAAAGGGTGAGG